TGGCGGTGGTGACATTTTCCGTGTGCATCAGCAACAGCTAGACACCGACACGACTATTGATGCAGACGAGAACGCATTGGCTGCTGGGCCATTGACAGTAGCAACAGGGGTAACGCTGACGGTAACAACCGGCGGTAATCTGGTGATAGCATGAGTGAATTACGCACAGACACAATCACAGCAAGTGATGGCACAAGTCCTGTCACTCTGACTAAGCAGAGTGCGGCAAAGGCGTGGGGTCACTTTGAGGGTGATGCGGCGACACCTGTCGTAGAGGACGGACTTAATTTCGCCAGTATCACGGATAGCGGTACAGGCAATTACGAGTGTAATTTTATCTCTGCATTAGCGAACACAACTTACGCCACCACACTTACAACCTCACAGGACAGATTTAGTAAAACGCAAGGAATAACAACTACTGCTGTTGGCATAGATACCAAAGACACATCAGTGACCTTATCTGATTCTGATGATGTGCAGTTTCATTTACACGGAGACCTAGCATAAAATGAGTGAGATAAAAGTAGACACCCTCACCGGCAAGACCTCCGCTGGTGACATCACAGTGACCTCTGAAGGCGGTGCGGCAACGCAAAGTTTGCAGCAGGGGTTGGCGAAGGCTTGGATACATTTTACGGCTGTGTCTTCACATACCATTAGAGGGAGTTTTAATGTCAGCACATTGTTGGACGTTGGTACGGGTGATTCGCAATACAATTTTTCAAACAATATGGCTAATGATGACTATTCTACTAGCACAACATCTTCGCATAATATAGGTGCAAGCGAAGGCTTTATTTCATATCTAACAGATGACCAATCCACAGCTAACACCAATGATATGCGTACTGTAAATGCTTCAAATTCTAGTTACGATGCACAGTCAGTTCATTCAGTGGTTCACGGGAGTCTCGCATAATGGCTGGAAAAATTATAGCAGATACGCTGGAACACAGCACCGCAGGTTCTCTGGATACGTCTTATGTGGTGAATGGTAGTGCGAAGTCTTGGATGAACCTTACTGGCACAGGTACGATAGCAGTAAATGACAGCCTAAATGTAACGTCTTGCACTGATGGTGGAACAGGACGCTATAAACCTCAATACACAAATTCATTTAGTAGCGTAAATTACACACCGCAAGGCATTGATGATAATTACGGCGTAGGTTGGGCAAACGCCTACACAACAGGCGAAGTGCAAAATGTTAGAGGCAACAACAGTTTCAGTGTATTGGATGCTGGTATTTTTTCATTTAGCGCACACGGAGACCTCGCATAATGACAACGACACCATCATTCCAAGGCACACACCTATTTGACCGACTATGCTGGGCTAAAGAAAACCTAGACGGTGTTCAGTCAGACTATCGTGTGGTCTATGAGGACAGCATTGACGAGTGCGCTAAGATACTTGTGCCTGACCCAAACTGGATGGCGTGTGCATTGCAGGGCGGTATCTTGCCACCTGTGTGGGTGTATCACGAACTGGCTAAAGATGAAGCACAACCAGACTTCAAGAAGCATACTCGTGGCTACCTGTTGCATAACACTGAGCCAGTAGATGCCATGACAGAAGAAGAAGCTATCGAATACCTAATTATGAAGGACTGCCCACAGTCTGTATGGCAGACATGGGATGAAGGCAACAAACCTAAGATGGTTATCTGCCGCAAAGAACAGCTTCCAGCATCACGTGAGTGGCGCAATGCTTGGAAGATTACTGAAGAACTAAGCGTCACTGATTTAGCAGCATGAGGAGAAAACAATGGCTGTAACAACATACATCGTAGATAAGGACGGCAATCAGATTGATGCTTCAACTGCAACTGTCCCTGCTGACCGTGCCTTTCGTGGTGCATGGTCATTGAGTGGCAATGTCATTTCAGAAGACATGACTTCTGCTAAAGCAATCTTCAAGGACAAGGTTCGTGAAGTTCGCAAACCACTGCTAGATGCAGAAGACGTAGTGTACATGAAGGCACTAGAAGCTGACGATGCAACTGCTAAAGCAGCATCTGTAGCTAAGAAAGCTGCACTTCGTGATGCACCTGCAGCGGCTGCTATTGATGCAGCTACTGACATTGCAAGCCTCAAGGCAGCTTGGGATGCAGACACACTTGGTGATAGCCCTTACGCATAAGTTAATGGAGTCCGTGAATGGCACTGTCTAAAATACAAAATAACAGTTATACAGATACTGCTGTTCACGGACAGCGTAACCTCATCATTAACGGTGGGTGTGTCATTGACCAGAGAAACAATGGCGCAGCTATTACAAGTTCTGGATATGTAGTTGATAGATTTCATTATCAAAATGATAGTGACGCAACATTAAGTTTACAACAGAGTTCAACTGTTCCCGATAACTTTGCTAACTCTATCTCAGTTACAGTATCAACGGCTGATGCTAGTGTTGGCACTACACAATACTCAATGATGACCCAACGAATTGAAGGGTACAATATTGCTAATCTTGGATGGGGGACATCTGCTGCCAAAGCCGTTACACTTTCTTTTTATGTGCGGTCTAGCGTAACAGGTACATTTGGTGGTGTCCTAAATAATTCTGACTCATCTCGCAGTTATCCGTTTACATACTCAATATCCTCTGCGGATACTTGGGAAAAAAAGACAATAACTATTGAAGGCGATACAAGCGGAACTTGGAATACTACAAACTCTAGCGGTATTCAGCTACGATGGGCTTTTGGTATGGGTTCAACTTATGTTGGTACTGCTGGTTCTTGGTCGGGCAATTTATACTTTGGCGCAAGCGGTGCAGTAAATTTAATTTCTACGTTGAACGCAACCTTCTACATTACAGGCGTACAGCTTGAAGCAGGAGATGTAGCCACACCGTTTGAACATCGGTCGTTTGGGGATGAGTTGGCTAGGTGTCAGCGGTATTATGAAAAGACTTACCCCTACGCAACCACCCCCGGAACAGCGTCTTCATACAATACTATAACTGCGTTGGGTATAGCTGGTATGGATGAAGAAACTAGCGGTCAGCGATATATAACATATCCTTGGAGGGTTGAAAAACGCACCGCACCAACTCTTACAATATATGACCAAGCTGGCAATAGCGGCAAAGTTACAACCCTAGATAATGCAGGAACCCAGACCCATAATGTTGGCGTTGGCTTGGCTTTTGCTGGGACATATGTAATGGGGGCTGGTCCAGCTAATAGTGCTATTTGGGGGCTTACCTTCTTTTGTGTAGGCGATTCGGAGTTATAGATATGGATGAGATAAACATTACAGCCGCAAAGTACCTTGCCAATAATGGCGAGAATGTAAACATTGAGTTTACAGTGGATGGAGTTACTATGCACACCCCCCTCGACCCAGCCAACCGCCACTACGCAGAAATTATGCGCCAAGTCAAGGCGGGTGAATTAACTATACAGGAAGCTAACTAATGGCATACATAGGTAAATCCCCACAAAACGGTGTACGTAACCGCTACCTCTACCAAGCCTCTGCTGGTCAAACTACCTTCACTGGCAGTGATGCAGATAGCAAGACACTGACCTACACAGATGGCCTGTACGTTGACGTGTATCAGAACGGTGTGCTACTCAAGCCTGTCACTGACTATACCAGCACAAGTGGTACTAGCATTGTACTCACCACATCTGCCAGCTTGAATGACGTAGTTGAGATTGTAGTCTATGATGTGTTTAGCGTTGCGAACAGCTACACTAAAGTTGAAAGTGACACACGCTATCCCTTCAAGGGTAATGACAGCATCATCCGTTTGAATGGGCAGACCATCAGCGCAGACATCACGATTGATAGCGATGAGAATGGCGTATCAGGTGGGCCGATTACACAGAACGCTGTTGTCACTGTTAATGGATATTGGAGTATCGTATGACCAGTGTATTGAATGTAGATAGCATTGCGGCAAAGGACGGTACGTCACCTGTTGAGTTGACTAAGCAACATGCGGCAAAGGCTTGGCTTAAATATGACCAAGCAACGACTACTGCAATAGATGTAAGTTTCGGTGTCAGCGGAATTACAGACGAGGGTACAGGGGACGCAACCACGGCATTTACAAATTCTTTTTCTAGTGCTGATTTTGCTCATAGTGGTTTTGCCAAAGAAAATGGATTGATTAACTGGAAGTCATGTGCCGCTGGAAACATTAGGTGCGTAACAATAACAACATCAGCATCAAACGCAGACTACGATGAAGTTGCTATAATTTTGTTTGGAGACCTTGCATAATGGCTAGTATCTTAAAAGTAGACGAACTGCAAGGTATCACAGCGGCTGGTGACATTACTGTTACATCTGAAGGTGGGGCAGCAACGCAATCACTTCAACAGGGGTTGGCGAAGCATTGGGGATGGTTTGATACAAATACCTCTAACACAGTTAGAAACTCTTTCAATAATGCTTCCATTACAGACAATTCAACAGGAAACTACACTGTAGCGGCTACAAATGCTTTTGCAAATATATATAGTTGCGTTGGTTGTTGCACAGGTTCGGCATCAGACCCCAATGTTTCAGGACAAAGCGGTGCTATATATTCCAGCACTACCGCAGCTACTTTTGCGACTCAAGACTATAACGGTTCTACAGGCGATGCCGACTTTAGTTTTCTTAGCACGGGAGACCTAGCATAATGGCAAGCGAACTTAGAGTAAACACCCTGAAGGATGCCGCTGGGTCAAACGAAGTGGCTATGACGTATGTTGCCAACGGTAGTGCGAAGGCTTGGGTGAACATAAATCAAACTGGCACACAAGCAGTGCGGGACAGCCTAAACGTCAGTTCAATTTCAGATATAGCCGCAGGTAGAACCCAAGTTACGGTCAGCAATGCGTTTGCTAACAATACCTATCTGGCAACCCTTGCTTTAAGGATGCAGTCCACAGTTTCAAACACTGGTTCTAGCGGGGGCGTTGATACGTCAGATGGTTCTACGGCAATAACCACAACACAATACCAATTAAGTTACATCAACACCGGAACAACTGGGGATGGTGACACTCCTTATGGTGGCAATGCAGTTCACGGAGACCTAGCATGAGTAAAGCAGCAGAACTAGCCGCACTGATTGGTTCGCAGACGGCGTTGTCGAACAGGAACCTTATTATCAACGGAAAGTTTTCCATATTCCAACGTGGAACTGGTGCAACAACAGTCAATGGTAATGATGTGTTTGCCGCTGACCGTTTTAAGGGTTGGGCAAATGGTGGTGGGACATACACTGTTGAACAATCTACAGACGTTCCGAATAATGAGTTTGAGTACAGCGCAAAACTAACTAACACAGGTGTTGATAGTTCTGTTGCGGCTGGTGACAATTATCGCTGGGCAACGGACATTGAAGGATACAATGTTTCACAGCTTGGATACGGTCACAGTGACGCTAAAGCAGTTACGTTATCTTTCTGGGTAAAGTCTAGTTTGGCTGGCACATATTGTGGTGCGCTTTACTCAACAACAGCCTCTAGGCATTACATATACGAATACACAATTTCAAGCGCAAATACTTGGGAAAAGAAAACCATTACAGTTTCATCTGGTGATACGACAGGCTCTTGGAACAAGACTAACGGAAATGGCTTGCGGATATATTGGGGCTTTGGTTCTGGGTCAACTTATCAAGGCACGGCTGGTGCGTGGACTGCTGGCGAAAAGTGGGAAACATCTAACCAAGCAGCTTGGATAGGTTCAGCTTCTGCAACATTCTTTATCACAGGCGTCCAGCTAGAACTAGGCGAGACAGCCACGCCGTTTGAACACCGCAGCTATGGCGATGAGTTGGCTAGGTGTCAGCGGTACTTTTACAATTTTGCAGATGGCAGCGTTGATAGTGACGCACC